GTTGCCATCAAACTAAAATTATTCTTTTCTGTTTCATGAATCTTAAAATATTCCGTTGTTTTTGTTTTTTTTTCATACGCAGACAAAAATTCATTAAAATGCGTTTTAAGAGCTTCTAATTGTGCCAGTGAATCTTCCAGTAATTGAGTTTTTTCATCTAATTCAGAGTCAACTCCTTGTTGAAAGAAATTATCTTCAAATTGCTGTGTTTGGTCTATTGCCAAGCATTTTTCCAATATAAGTTTTTTTTCCAAAAAAGTTTTAATTGTTTGCGCATATTCTTTTAATCCATACAATTCTTGTGACAAATAATTTGAAATATACGAGTCAGATTCAAACCAGTTCAACAAAGTTGAAACAATGTTCAAATTCTCATACAAAAAATAAAAATTCTTGGGGGGGATTTTTTTTATATACATCTGTCGTATCCATTTTGAAATATCTTTTATTTCATGTAATTTTGAACGCATACTTTGATGGGAATCTTTGTCTCCAGAGAGTAGATATTCCGTACAATCATATTCTATTTTTAGCTCCGCGTGGTTTATAATAGGATTCAAAAACAAATGATTAAACTTGCGTTTTCCCATCGGAGTATAACACATGTTCAACATTTTTAACACCGAACTACATTTTCCTTGATAATTACTATCGTCTATGATATTTAATTGCTTTAATGAATGATTTGCTAACACTAATCTATCTTTTTTTGAATTAATCACAGGTTTCTCAATCTTTTCAACCAAATAAGGATTATGTTGAAAAATAAAATCCAACAAAAAACAATAGGATTGCGATGCTAATATATTTTCATAATAATTCTCAAAAAAAATATCAAAAATGGAAGATCCAAAAAACCGTTCCAAAATCTCTTTTTGATAGGTTTGTTTTTCGCAATTATGAGCACGGGTTAGCATAACATTGTTCTTTTCCAATGAATCCTTGTTCAAACATATTTTATGTGTTAGGCGGCTTTTTACGTTGATAAACTGCAAAATATCATCCATGAGTTCTTCCGATAAATTGGAGAGAAAGATTACTTCGCATGGGTTGTAAATAGAAGTAAACCGTTCAAGTTCATCGTATGTCGTCGGGTTATGAATATAGGGTTCCCTTATTTGAAAAATGTTTGATTTGCCCGTTAAAATATCAATATTTCCCACACCAATTTCAACAAAGGCTCCTCCCCCCACAGATGTATTCCATTTATTTTCAAATTTCTCAATCCAAATACATGTTATATTGTTTGTTAATTGAGCCGAATCATTGGAAAAAAATGTTCCTGGAGAGAAAATTCCAAATAAACTCCGAGTTGTATTCTTTGCCTGTTCATCTTGCACATACACAACAATAGTGTAGCCAGCATCTTGCAACTTTTTCAAATATTTCTCTAAAAGAAAATCTTTAAATCCGGCCATTAGAACCTTTTTGGAATCAACTGAAGTATTCTTATCTGCAAAATTAAGATCACATATTTGGGTAAATTCTAAGATTTGACTTCCGGTAATGCGATTATTATCATCGGACATTCCATAAACTTCAAAAAATGCCCCAACTTGCATCAAAAGTAATGTTTTCTCTCCGTATTCATTTTGATATTTTTTTGTAATATCAAAATATTCTTTAACAAGTGCCATAGTCCTTTATAGTTTATTGTCGCGTTTTTAAGCTGTTTCTTAATTCTAAAACGCCGAATACATCCAAATTAACATATATAAAAGTCCTCCAAGCATACCAAGAAGAAATAAGACAGATCCAATAATACTGACACAATCCAAAATTTGTTCAAACCAATATTTCCATTGAATACGTTGTATAATAGGTTTTCCCATGACTTCTAATTTTACCAATGTTGCAACCGGAAGATTGTCTTGGTGCAACGGATTTTCTACATCCATTATTTTTTCTTATAATAAAAGTAAAACGTATCCGCACATTCAATTTTATTTACCAACCTACCAATACTTGATGAATCCTTTGTTCTGTTACCGCTGGATCACTATCTAATACAACAAATTTGTCTTTAGGAAAACCTATCATATTGGATAAAACGTAGCTCTTTATATTTTTATAAGTAGAATATTCAAATACATTCAACTTGTAGTGTAAAAATTTTAACACAATCAGTATCCAAGAAATATAAAATGGCAAATTAGTTTTATAGTTGTGTTCGTACAAAACATTTTTTTGGTATTTTTTATTGTAAATAGAAAATTCTATAGGATATTTCTCTCCCATTTCAGTTATAAAATTATACGTAACTTTATACCCATGTGCAAAAACGTCACCGGATATCTTCCATATAAGTTTTTTAAATTTAGACTTTTTTAAGTTTAAATAGGATTGCATTTTTGCCATAATGCTATACTCGTTATCCGTAAATATATCAACATCAATATCGCTTAATCCCGGAAAATAATCATTACGTTGGATGCTGCCAAAAAAATATAATTTTGTATCTAAATATACGCTTAATCTACTAAAAAACACCGACAGTTCGGGTACTAATTTATTTTTAGTAGTTTCCATAACTCCTATAATACAATAATATTATTTTCTTATGATTCATATGTTGACGTCTTCATATAATTGTGCAACATTACATCTGCGTTATTATTTTTTATGTCACCCGATAAAATTGAACTCTCGTATATTTTCCGAATAACATCATTGGGGGCAGAACTTCCTATTCTTAACATTCCGCGATCTCTTAAATAATTTTTAACATCATTTATAGGTTGTCGTTTTAATTCTTTTTGAGCATTTAAAATTTGTTTTCTTGTATTTCGGTCTTTAATTAATATTCCAACTTTTTGGTGAACTTTTGATCTACCAAGTGTATACTTTCTTTTAACTGTTCTTTTTATTTTTCTTTTTTGGACCATACAATCTATTTCTGGTGTAGGATCAGGTGTTACAGTTTGATTAACTTCTGGTTTTTCATCTTGAGAAAAAGATATAGTAGGTGAAGAGGTAAGTAAAGAGGTAAGTGAAGGGGTAAGTGAAGGGGTAAGTGAAGGGGTAAGTGAAGGGGTAAGTGAAGGGGTAAGTGAAGGGGTAAGAGAAGAAGTAGAATCGTTTTGAATAAAAGTCAAATTTTGTTTTTGTTTTAATTTTTCTTTTAATTGTTGCAATCTTTTTTCCCGCAAAGCTGTATCAGAATTTGGTTGCACAACATTAGAAATAAATGGTACATGTTTTTGAGTTTTTGTCCAATCCCTATACCCAGATTTATACCCTCCTTTTAAACAACCATATGGAATAACGTTATCAATCTTATAGTTTAATTTAATAGCGGGAGTTTCAGGTCTAATTTGAGGAATAAACGGTTCTTTTAAACACTCCGGTAAATCCAACTCAATATGTATTGGTGGTTCTGAAGTATGAACTTTTAAAGTTTTATTTTGTAACTGTTTTTCTCTCGTTTTTTGCGTTGATAAACTATTCAAATAGTCAAGAGATTCGTAAAATTCATCGCTATATTTTCCAAGATCGGGTTCTTTTTTATCCACTAAATCTTGATTCTTTTTTTCTTTAATCCGGCGCATGAGTTCATTTTTTAAAACATTTGGAGATACTAAAGGAATAACTCTTGGTTTCTCCCTTTTTTCCTTTTTTTTTGTTTTTGCAAATTCTCCTCCAAATAATAAAGGGTTTATTTTTATTGTTTTAGTAGCCATTTGTTATAACTACAAAAGAAAAAGCGTTTTGAATTTTTACACACAATAAAATAAACTGGCAAAAATGGATATAAATATATAACATGTATAATTTTTATAATGTCTACTTGTAAGGCAATTGGTATTGATCTCGGAACAACTTATTCATGTGTTGGTGTATGGCAAAATGATCACGTTGAAATTATTGCAAATGACCAAGGGAACCGCACGATGCCGTCCTATGTTTCTTTTACCCAAGAGGAACGTTTAATCGGAGAAGCTGCTAAGTCAATTGTTGCAAATAATCCGAAGAATACGGTTTTTGATGCTAAACGTCTAATTGGAGGAAATTTTAACGATGAGAAGGTTCAATCTGATATGAAGCATTTTTCATATAATGTTATAAACAAAGGTGGAAAACCGTTTATTGAAGTAGATGTTAAGGGAGAAACTAAGGTGTTTGCTCCCGAGGAGATTAGTTCTATGGTTTTGTCCAAAATGAAAGAGATTGCCGAAGCGTATTTGGGAGAGAAGGTGACCGATGCAGTAATTACAGTTCCTGCATACTTTAATGATTCACAGCGTCAAGCGACAAAGGATGCGGGTGTTATTGCCGGTCTCAATGTTTTACGAATTATTAATGAACCTACGGCGGCGGCTATTGCTTATGGTCTTGACAAGAAGCAAACTGGAGAGAAGAATGTTCTTATTTTTGATTGCGGCGGTGGAACTTTTGATGTGTCTATTCTTACCATTGAGGAGTCTATTTTTGAGGTCAAAGCTACAGCAGGAGATACCCATCTTGGCGGCGAGGATTTTGACACGATGTTGGTAGAGCATTTTATGGAAGAATTTAAGCGAAAGCATAAGAAGGATCTATCCGATAGTAAGCGATCTATTCGCCGGCTTCGTACTGCATGTGAGTCTGCTAAGCGAACTCTGTCGTCATCTACAGTTGCAAATATTGAGATTGATAGTCTTTATGAGGGGATTGATTTCAATAGTACAATTACTCGTGCCAAGTTTGAGAACTTGTGCGATAGTCTTTTTAGAAAGACGATGGTTCCTGTAGAACAAGTGTTGCGCGATTCCAAGCTTTCAAAGAATCAGATTCATGATGTGGTGTTGGTGGGCGGAAGTACCAGAATCCCCAAGATCCAACAACTTTTGTCGGAGTTTTTCAATGGTAAGGAACTTTGCAAATCTATTAACCCAGATGAGTGTGTTGCTTATGGGGCAGCTGTCCAAGCTGCAATTTTGACTGGTTGCGCGGATCAAAAGATTTCTGATTTGCTTTTGTTGGATGTTTGCCCATTGAGTCTTGGTCTTGAAACCGCTGGTGGAGTAATGACAAAGATTATTAATCGCAACTCAACTGTTCCTGCAAAGAAGTCGCAGACATTTTCTACGTACGCGGATAATCAGCCTGGTGTTTTAATCCAAGTGTTTGAAGGAGAGCGTGCTTTAACAAAGGATAATACGAGTCTTGGTAAGTTTCAATTGGATGGAATTCCTCCTATGCCCCGTGGACTACCGCAAATTGAGGTTGTGTTTGACATAGATGCAAATGGAATCCTTAGTGTTTCTGCATCTGAAAAGTCAACTGGAAAGAGTAATAAGATTACAATTACGAATGATAAGGGGCGTTTGTCAAAGGAAGAAATTGAACGCATGGTGGAGGAAGCGGAGAAGTACAAGAATGAGGATGATGCGGTCAAAGAGAGAATTGAAGCGAAGAACAAGATGGAGGAACAGATTTATCAAGCCAAGAGTGCTTGTGCCAATATGGATTCGTCGGTTAAGGACCAAGCTTTATCTAAGCTGAATGAGTTTCAAGAGTGGCATTCTAATAACCAATCCGCTTCAAAGGAGGATTATGAGGCCAAAATGAAGGAGATGGGAGATTTTATCGGAGGGCTGGCGTCTTCTTCTAATCCTACTCCTCCTCCTCCCCCAGAAGAACAGGAAGATGGTCCTAAGATTGAAGAGATTGATTAACCGAAACAATAGTTAGTTGACAAAAATTGAATTGATTTTTGTCAAATATAAAAAATACAAACTTACAAACAATGGATCATATTGTTTACATCCAAGATACTGAACCAACCCAACTGAAAACCGTAATAGGGGAAGATTTAAATTTGAATAATCGTATATGTAAAATACATTTTGTAGAAAAAGATGTGTGGATGTATCTAAAAATTATTTCGGAAACATCAACCAGTTTTAGTTGCATTCGTCTTCAACGCGACCAATACAACAATCAAAAATTTTACATTACAGATGAAAAGAATAAATTTCACGGTATTATCAATGATGGAAGTCTGACAAAGGGTCGTATTATTTATTTGGTTGATACGCAATAATTCTTACACATAGATTCCCGATAAACGGAATTTCATTTCTTCGCCGTCTTTTCTTTTGTTCACTTCATCATTCTTCAAGAATTCCTTCATACCTTTCTCCAAATCATCATATGTGATTAATGTTTTCTCGGATTCAGGTAAACAAAAAACCCTTTTACTATGACATATTTTTACACGAGATATGAATGTTTCCACGTCTCTTCCAAAAAACTTGAAATATATTAAATGTTTATCAAACCATTTTGCATTTATTTTTTCAACATGGTCAGAATGAATTGACCAGCCACATTGTTCCAGTTTCAACAAAAAAATTTTATACAACTCTTCTGCTTTATAGTCTACGGTTTTAAAACGCCACGTAAATCTGGAATCTAATCCTTGATTATAATTGAAAAAACAGTTTTTAAGTTCATCTTCATAGCCAGCAATAATAACCATTAAATTATCTTTGTGATTACTGAGGCCTTCACACAATGTATCTATGCACTCTTTGGAAAAACTATCGCGTTTTTCAGTATTTCCCAATGCATAGGCTTCGTCAATAAATAACACTCCACCCAAACATTCCTTGATAACGTCATTTGTCTTTATTGATGTTTGTCCCAAATACCCCGCAATTAAATCACTGCGTGTTACCTTTTTAAATATTCCTTTCTTCAAAATACCCATATTACTAAAAATCTTACCCATCAACTTTGCGACTTCTGTTTTTCCTGTTCCTGGTGGTCCATAAATAACAGTGTGCATATAATCTCCTGAACTTTTTAACTCGGGTTTCTTTGGTTTATGCAAGCTCTGAATAAAGTATAAAATCTGATCCACTATATTTTGTTTTAAAGAATCCATTCCAATCATATTATTTAAATCTTGCAATGGTTCTTTAATATTATGGAGTGACTTCATGTCAATATTGTATTCAATTTCGTCGTCAAGGTTGTTTTGTTCTATTAAGTTAAGCAAATCAGTAATGGAGTGTACCTCACATAATATATCAACCCTCTTTTTAGGTTTGTCATTTTTTTCGTTCTTTTCTTTTGTTTCATTCTTTTTTATAAGGAGTTCATTATCAAAAAAAGACGAGCGTCCCAATTCAGGCTGTCTGTCTAAAAATTTTTTAATTTGCTCGTTGAAAAACCATGTGGGGGATAAATCTGTATATTCATTTAGACCAGGCTTTGATTCTTTTTCCCATATGCTTCCATTAAAATATTTATCATCAAAATTATTTATTTTGTAATTTTCATCTATTTTTTCAATTACCGAATCAAGAACATCTTTTTCCACAGTTTTGTTATTTTCTATCGGATACGTCAAGTTATGATTAGTACATCCCTTATCATCTAATGTTTTTAAAAAATTATTGTAGCTTTGGGTATTAGATGCTGTTTTATACTTTCTTTTAGTCATTTATTTAACTGTAAATAAATGTTTAGGTTGTTTGTGTAGTATACAAAATTATAATCTATAAAATATATAGCACAAAGATAAAAGACATGAATACAAATAAAAAACGCACAAATAAGAACCAAATAAAAACAAAATATGCAAAAACAAAACGTGTATTTTACGGAGGGAATGAAGAAGAAAGATACAAAACAACTCTGATAGATGTTGTTTCAAAATATCAAACTAATCCATCAAGCGACGAATTATATCGGTTTTTAGAAGAAAATAAAAATAAGCCATATTTTTCAACTATAAAAATAAAATTTGATGATGGAATGTTTTTTTATCCATTAGATTACATATTAAATAAATGGCCAAATATTACAACCCCAAATGAGTTAGCTATATTTTTGAAGATAATGGGATTATTTAATAGAGAACAAATAAAAGAAGCATTCTTTTTTTGTTTATTTTATGGAAATTTATATTGTATTGATTTGTTACTTAAAAACTCGTTAGTAGACGTGAACAGCGTTAATAATAAAGGAGTTACTCCGTTAGGGTTGATGTCTGTTCGGATACTTCATTATAGAAAGATTGATCAAATAGAAGAATCGTTAAAAAGTGACCCAACTGAAGTAATAGATCCGACAATACGCACTTTTTTACAAAACCCAAATAGAGGCACTGAAGAAATGCTGTTAACTCATATTTTTATAAAATTAATGGAATATGGCGCAGACATAAATCAACCATTTAGGTTTGATGGAAAATCTATAACAGTTATGGATATTCAAAAACAGCTTCCATTACAATATCAAAATAACTATATTAATTTTTTTATTTTTAGTATTTTAAATTTTGGAACATGTGCTAATATTATGTCATTTAAAGAAAGCATATTTAAAGTATTTGAGAGAAACAATTCTTGTAAAGTTTTAAATAAATTATGTCCGTGGTTTACTGTAAAAATATTGGATCCAACAATAAAAGAATATATCTGTTTTATTTTCTTAGTTTTAACATTGTTGAATAACACTCCTGCAAATAACCAATTTACATTATTAATAAAAGGAAGACGAGCAATTCAATCTTGTCTAAGAGTCTATGATTTGAAGTATATTCAAACGAATGATATTGACGTATTAGTTGTGCCAGTTAATGGCTCAAGTGAATCATCTGAATGGTATGCTAAAAATGTATTACATTTTATATATTGGTTACTAAATTTTACATCAACTCCATATCAGATTATAAACACACAAGTACCCGAAAGTAATATATTTAAGATCAGCGTAAACACCCCTTCTGATTTAGTTGTGTCATTATGTGATATTAGTTATGGATATAATTCAATCCCAGAACCAATTAAAAGAACATTATTTACAAGTGAACGGTATGGAGTTCGCGTACAAAATTCTGTATATAAAGATACGACGTTGAATTACGGAAATGGATTGGTTGGTCTACTTACACATCAAACTATAGATAATTTAATAGATGAAAGATTTTATTATTTATATACATATTCAACACAAGAAGCTATTAAAATTTCTAAAAATCGGGGTTTTTTAATAAAACTTTGTACACAGTTGAAAGAGATTGCGTTAACGGTTGATCCTAAAAATATTGGACAATATATTTTTATGAAATTACAAGAATATCAATCAAGAAACATAGCAATTTCTTCACCTGCCTATTCAGAGGATCAATTAATTCAATCTATAATAAACGCAAAACTATAATCTAAATAATTTATATTTAAACATGTTACAAACGTTAAATGTATGCAGAACCGACATTTTATTGATGGGTGTTTTGACGGATATCATTATGGACACGTAAATGCAATTTTTCAATCTAAACAAACATGTGATACATTAGTATTGGGAACACACGATGATCTTGAAATGAGTACACATAAAAACAATCCAGTTTTTAAGTTTGAAGAACGCCTATTATGTTACAAAATTGCAAGTACATTGATGAAATAACGGACTTACCGGTTCCTTATATTACAAAAGTTGATGTGTTAGACCAGAACAATTGCTCTCATTATCTACATGGAGATGAACAACTTGTAACAAAAAATAATGAAATTGTTATACAAATACCGTTGGAACGTTATATCACGTATAAAATCACAACGGGAATATCAACAAGTAATTTATTAGTAAGATTTTATCATTATTCCACAGGAGTCCCAATTCAACAAAATTATGATTGTGATTATTTACTAAGCATAATAGAGAGAATGACAAATTACAATGCCAAACATTGCGCAAAAGAATATAAAGGACCGTCAGTCTATCTCTACCACGATTGGGATCTTTTTTGTTCACATCATGTGAAAGTAATTCAAACTATCAAGAATAAATATCCAGACAATAAAATAATTCTTGTTATAAAGCCCGGACACGATACCATATACAATGAATTGGAACGAGCTATTATTTTACACAGTATAAAAAATGTAGGTGATGTTATTCAATTGGAAGAATTAGGCCAAATAAAAGACAAAATAGAAATAGACATTGACGATGTATCAAGTGAATTTTATTTTTCTTTTGACAAACAACAGTATATACTGAATATTATGACCAATTATGAAACTTATTATAAACGAAAAATTGGACATTTAATACAAGAACATTCCTTCGCAACATAGTTTATTTTTGTAAAAAACAATATAAAAATAAATTGAAATACAAATTAACTAATTCATGGCTTCAACAAAGAACTTATACTCTGAAATAAATCTAATGAACAACGAAAAAGGTTCTGTTGATAGCCAAGAATCAAGTTTAAATACTAATTATGACCCTGAAACTGATCAATATATTGAGACACCATGGAATATTATTGAGTCTTATTTCAGTGGTCAACATTTGGAGCGCCTTGTGCGCCACCAGTTGGAATCATACAATAATTTTGTAAACTATCAAATTGTCCGAACAATTGAAATGTTTAATCCGTTTCATATTGTTTCCGAACAGGATTATGATGTAAAATCTGGTAAATATTCATTGGAAATGTTTATTACATTTGAAAATTTTCATATTTATCGTCCTCAAATCCACGAAAATAATGGAGCAATTAAGCTGATGTTTCCACAAGAAGCTCGTTTAAGAAACTTTACTTACGCGTCATCTATGACAGTTGATATTAACATTAAATACGTTATTAGAAATGGTCCAAACTTGGATAGTTGTCAAACGTTGTACAAGGCTTTTCCAAAGATTCATATTGGTAAGCTTCCAATTATGTTGAAGTCTAATATTTGTGTTCTGAGTCAGTACAAACACGTTGAACATATTCATACCGGTGAGTGCAAATTTGATGCAGGTGGGTATTTTATTATTAATGGTTCCGAGAAGACAGTATTAGGTCAAGAAAGGGCTGCAGAGAACCGTGTTTATTGTTTTAATGTGGCAAAAAACAATACAAAGTATACATGGTCTGCGGAAATAAAGTCTGTGCCGGATTTCAAGTGTATTTCACCAAAACAGATAAATATTATGATGAGTAGCAAGAATAATGGATTTGGATTTCCTATTGTTATACAACTTCCGCGCGTGAAACAACCGATCCCCTTGTTTATTGTGTTTCGTGCATTGGGTATTCTATCGGATAGAGAAATCTGCGAAAAGATTTTACTCAACATTGACGATCGTAATCAACAACAACAACAAATGATGTTGGATGCACTTCAAGCATCTATTATTGATGCAAATAAATACATTACGAAGGAGGAGGCTCTTGTTCATATTACCAGCTTTGCCATGTACACGCCTATCAATATGGACAAGGATACTGGAACAAAGAAGAAGCGTGAATTTACGATGGAGATATTGAACAATGATTTGTTTCCTCATTGCCAGACAATGATCCAAAAAATATACTTTTTGGGATACATGACGCAGCGGTTACTATTTGCCCACTTTGATTGGATCAAGGCCGACGATAGAGATTCCTATGTGAATAAGCGTATTGATTTAACTGGGACGTTGCTTAACAATCTATTCCGAAATTACTTTAATAAGCTTGTAAAAGATATGGAAAAGCAAATCATACGCGAAATTAATAATGGGTCATGGAAATCAACGGATGATTATGAAAATATAGTAAACTTAACAAATATTTACAAAATTGTCAAGTCAAGTACTATTGAGAATGGTCTCAAGAGGGCGTTGTCCACTGGTGATTTTGGAATTAAACATACAAACAGTAATAAAGTCGGTGTTGCACAAGTGCTAAATCGTCTCACATATGTTTCAAGTTTGAGTCATGCAAGACGCGTTTCAACTCCAACTGATAAAAGTGGGAAGTTGATTCCTCCAAGAAAACTACACAATACAAGTTGGGGATTTCTTTGCCCAGCTGAAACTCCAGAGGGTCAGTCGGTTGGAATTGTTAAAAACTTGAGTTACATGACACACATTACAATTCATTCAAACTCTAATTCTCTATATGAATATGTGTCTCCTTTTATAAAAGAGATACATACCATGACTCCTTCTGAAATGTATGAGAAAGTTAAAGTATTTGTCAATGGTTCTTGGATTGGAATTACGGAAATCCCAATAGATCTTTATAGGGATTTAAAAGAAAAAAAGACAAAGGGGATTATTAATATTTACGTATCCATTATATTTGACTATAAAATGAAGGAAATTCGCATTTGTAATGACAGTGGTCGCCTTTCAAGACCTTTGTTGCGAGTAATAAATAATAAAACATTATTAACTCCTGAAGTTATTCACGGTCTTCGCGATAAAAGCCTCAACTGGGATGCATTACTTACAGACTGCAAGAACGAACAAGCTGTCTTGGAGTACATAGACCCAGAGGAACAAAGTTGGTCTTTAATCTCAGTGAATCCAATTCAATTGAGGCAGCAGGCGTCAACATTGAACAAATACACTCACTGTGAGATTCATCCCAGTACAATGTTTGGTGTTTTAGCATCATGCATTCCTTTCCCAGAACATAATCAATCTCCCAGAAATTGTTATCAATGTGCACAGGCAAAACAAGCAATGGGGGTATACGTAACTAATTACGAGAATCGCATGGACAAGACAGCGTATGTTCTCAATTATCCAACCCGACCGTTTGTTGATACTCGTGTTATGAATATGATTCAACTAAACAAGATTCCTTCTGGAACAAATGTCATTGTAGCTATTATGACCCACACAGGATACAATCAGGAAGATTCGTTGCTATTCAATAAGGGATCTCTTGATCGTGGTTTATTTGTTGCGACTATTCTTCATACTGAAAAGGATGAGGATAAGCAAAAGATTAATGGCGACGAGGAGATTAGATGCAAGCCTGATCCGACAAAGACAAAGGGTATGAAGTTTGGTAATTATAACAAGGTAAATAACAAGGGTGTTATTCCGGAGAATGTATTGGTTGAGAATCGCGACATTATTATTTCTAAAGTGACTCCTATTAAAGAAAACCGAAATGATCATACCAAGGTAATTAAATTTGAGGACCAAAGTAAAATTTACAGGACTACAGAGGAAACCTATGTAGATAAAAACTATATTGATCGCAACGGGGACGGATATAATTTTGCCAAGATTCGTTTAAGAAATGTTAGAAAGCCGGTGATTGGCGACAAATTCTCTTCGCGTCATGGGCAGAAAGGTACAATTGGTAATATTATTCCAGAGGAAGATATGCCATTTACAAAATCCGGAGTTAAACCTGACATTATTATTAACCCTCATGCAATTCCTTCTCGTATGACAATTGGACAATTAAAAGAGACTGTTTTAGGAAAGACTTTGGTGGAGCTTGGGCTCTTTGGTGATGGAACATCATTTGGTGACTTTAAAGTGGAGGATATTTGCAAAGAACTTTTGAATGTTGGATATGAAGCGCATGGAAATGAACTGTTGTGCAGCGGTTTAACTGGTGAGCAGATTGAATGCAGTGTATTCATGGGTCCCGTGTTTTACCAACGTCTTAAGCACATGGTAAATGATAAGGAACACAGTCGTTCTATTGGTCCAATGGTGAATTTAACAAGACAGCCAGCGGAAGGGAGAAGTCGCGATGGAGGTCTCCGATTTGGTGAGATGGAGCGAGATTGCATGATTTCGCACGGCGCATCCAGATTTACACGGGATAGAATGTATGATTCATCGGATAAATACCAAGTCAATGTTTGTAGAAAGTGCGGTCTTATTGCATCGTATAATGACAAACTTCACATTCATCATTGCAGAACATGCGACAATCGTACTGACTTTGCTTTAGTTGAAATCCCGTATGCATGCAAGCTTCTATTTCAAGAACTAACAACTATGAATGTGGTACCAAGAGTTTTGACGGAGCATTAAATTGATAAGTTACATATTTTGTAATATTTTTTTTACAACATGTTCACTTGTTTCAAGTGCTCCTTCCATCCAGGATTGATTCATTGAGTAATTTTCGCTGCAAATATATAATGGAATTGAATTTATTGGTTTTAAAATTTGTTGACTTATTTCATTACTATTAACATTTTTTTTCCAACATGCATTACCAAATTTCCAATAAAATATATTAACATCTATTGGTTCTGGTAAAACGATTCCAAATGTTTTATATATATTTTTTTTAATATGTTTTTTTACTACAGAATAATTTGTAGGGTCTTGAGAATTTAACTCTTTCCAGTACTCGGCAAATTTAGAATCAGTATAAGAGATTAACATTGATCCATCTTCAGGATGAATTGGAAAAACATGCCTCAAATTATTATTTGTTGTAGTATTTTTTATTTTTTCCAATAAAGGAATATCTTCTTTTTTGAATATGTAATAAATTTTGCAGTATTGTTTTGTTGCAACGCTTTGTAAAAGTGTTTTTGTATAATAATTTTCCGTTAATATATTTAGTTTTAACAACTCTGATTTTGGAATTGCCAAAATACATTGTCTACATTTATATGTGACATTTGAATCTGTAAATATTTGAAACATTTCTTTGTTTTTATTATAGTCAATATTTTCAACGCTTGTATTGGTTTGTATATTTCCGCCAATATCAAGTATTATTTTTTTCAATTTGGATATAATTTTATCTATTCCACATGTTAGTGTAAAGAATGTTAAAATACTATTATAATTTATTTTATAATTCATAATTTGATCCTTTGCATTTTTACAAACAATAGAGGCGTAATACCCATTTGATCCAACTAATAATTTTAATTCTTCGGGCGTTAATACTTTTTTTGCATATTCATAAAAAGTATGTTTTTTTATATCTTCACTTTTATTTTTTTCGTAAAAATCCAGTATTTTTTCCATACAAATATTATTTATATTTTCTTGGTATGTTGTTTTACAATCACATGATGGAACAAAAATACTTTTAACGTTAATATTTTTTTTATATTGATCTAATTCTAATTCTTTTATTAATTCTAATATTAATTTATGATTTTGATTAAATCTATGCGCACCCTGTTCTATGGTATACTTTATTCCGTTTAGAAATTTACGATTTGTTTTTATTCTCCCACCTAAATCTGGATTTTTTTCCAACAACAAAATGTTTATCTCTGGTCTTTCTTTTTTTAACTTATAAAAAGTGTATAATCCTGATATTCCTCCTCCAATAATAATTATGTCATACATTATTTATAATATAGAAATATTTTTATAATTTTTATTATTTCATTACTATAATGGAAAACCCTCCAATTGCAGAAAAAATAAAGAAATGTATTAAAATTGGAAAAATGGAGGAAAATAATCAACCAGATTGTGATGATTTAATGGATCCTCCAAAAGTAATTAGAGATGACTATTATTGGATGAGGGACGATTCTCGTAAAGATAAAAAAGTATTTGATCATATTCTTAAAGAAAATGAGTATTGTGAAACATCATTAAAACATTTAAAACCATTGAAAAATAAAATTTATAAAGAAACTTTAGGTAAAATTAACGAAACAAATAAAACAGTATCAGTAAGATATGGAAAATACAAGTATTATATTAGGACAAAAAAAGGATTATCTTATCCAATCCATTGCCGAAAAAAAATATGCTCTCAAGAACAAGAAGAAATAATATTAGATGAAAATATTATTGCAAATGGTCATAAACAATGTGACATTACTTCTTTGCATATTAGCATTGATTTTAAATATATTGCATACGGAGTAGATTTTTCTGGTTCTGAAATTTATACAATATACATTAAAAATTTAGAAACTGAAACAATTGAAGATAAAATAGAAAATACAACGGGAAACGTAGTTTGGGGAAACGATTCATCTTGTATATTTTACACTACTGTAGATGATGAGCATAGATCGTATCAAGTTTATTTGCATATTTTGAAAGAAAATTGCAAAGTTAAACATACAGATGTCTTGGTCTACCAAGAAAATGATAAATTATTTTCAGTAGATATTAATAAGACAAGCTCTCATCGTTTTTTTGTAATATCATCAAGCAGTTCTGAAACTTCAGAAAAACACATTATTGATTTGAATAATATAGATAGTCCAGAATCACATATAAAATTAATAAAAACTATAAAATGTATTCAACCGCGTCTATACAAATTACATTATTATAGTATTGAACACAACAACGACTATTTATATTTTATTACAAATGAAAATGAATGCAAAAATGGTAAATTAGTAAAAGTAAACATCAATGGAGATCTTTCCAAGAAAAACTGGATAACTGTAAAACCTTATGATTCGTCTATCCAAATAAACAATATAGAGATGTTTAAAACTCATATGGTTTTAGACGGGAGAGAAAATGGAAATCAGCAAATTTATGTTATAAATATGAAACATTTGGATATTTGGAAAAGACTTGAATTCAAAGAAGAGTCGTATTCGGTTGAAACTGCTACAAATCCTGAATATAATAGTGATTATGTCTGTTTAGAATATTCGTCATTTATTACTCCAACAAAATTTTTTGACTACAATATGTATTCAGGAGAGTTTATTGAAAAAAAAGTAAAACCAAGACCTAATTATAATTCAGAAGATTACACAACTAAAAAACTTTTTGTTAAATCACGTGATAATAAAACAATGATACCAGTTATGATATGCTATAAAAAAACTTTGGTTTTATATTCTGGAATACCAAAAAAAATGTTACTCTATGGATATGGGTCTTACGGAATATGTAATGATCCCGAGTTTGATCCAGCTATTATACCTTTATTAGATAGAGATATTATTTATGCTGTGGCAAATATTAGAGGTGGTAGTGAAATGGGACAGTACTGGTACGAAGATGAAGGGAAGTATTTAAATAAAAAAAATACTTTTTATGATTTTATTGATTGTGCAAAATATTTTATCAAAGAAAAAATAACAGAACCTAAATTATTAGCAATTGAAGGAAGAAGTGCAGGAGGTCTTCTAATAGGGACAACATTAAATATGGAACCCGAGTTATTTAATTGTGCAATTGCTGGCGTACCATTTCTGGATGCAGTTGTAACAATGAGTGATCCGTCTATTCCTCTCACTACAGTTGAATGGGAAGAATGGGGAAATCCTTGTAGAGAGAAATTTTATGAATACATAAAATCTTATTCTCCTATGCAAAATGTTAAACCTCAGAACTATCCCACTATCTTAGCAACTTCTGGATACAATGATCATCGCGTTGGATACTGGGAGGCTTTAAAATGGGTGGCAAAACTTAGAGAGAATACAACAAGTTCTAATCCTATTTATTCGTTAACAGAAATAGAGTCAGGTCATTTTTCAACAAACGATAGATATGCACATTTAAAGAAAACTGCGTTTGAACATGCATTTATAGTAGATTGTTTATCAAATGATTCATGTATTTTTTAGTAATTTCTTCCAATACTCAAGAGTAAGTTTTTCATATGAAAAATTCTTATTTTTGAAATCTATAAGTGTTTTATCTAATAATTCTTGTGTTATTTCTGTCCATTCATTTACTATTAATACAGGCAAATCTTGAAACAATTTTTGAAAATTTGGTGCCTTTACTATTGGTATAGCTCCCAAACAAAGAGCTTCCCATGTACGATGACAATCCATTCCCATTCCAAATGGAGACAAAACAAATGCATGCTGGGTTATATTTTTCCAATTATCGGTACGTTTTATAAAATCTTGATGTATGGAAAGAAGATTGTTTGGTATTTGTTGAAAAGCACTTTCTCGTTGTCCAAATTTATCATTAGAAATAGTAAAATTAATATAAATAGTGGGAGTTCTTTCATAGAATGGTGACATTTGTTGGATAAGAGAAAACAGAGATGCTTCTTGATCTATTGGCAAATGTCCTTCATCCGGTTTTTTCCACTTATGATTTGGATTATTTAAAATTGTGTGATAATCTAACCCAATAGGCAATTGTATTAGTTTAACATTATCTTGAATTTGCGTATTTTGTGTAAACCATTTTAATAAATAACGGTTATTAACGAGGGCCATTGTCTCTAAATAAGTAAGAGCTTCCCGTGGCACACACAAATCTGAATCTCCGCTTACTAATATAAATGTGTGTTGTATTTTTGGTAGAATTTGTAAAACAAAAAACT